CTTCTCCTGCTGCAAGCAAGTCTGTATTTACCTCAACCATCGGACCTGACGACAAAGCCATGTTGTCTAACCAGATTCGTGTTGCGGTGTTCATAGTCCCCTGTGAGTCACGCATCATTCGTGGCACGCCTGTACCCCAGAACTGGTGCGGGCTGCGCTCATACGGGAAGATGTGGTAAGGAATCTTGTAGCCAGTGATAGGGTTCAGCATGACCTTGATCACTTTGCCATCACAGAACCAAACACATGCAGAGTAGTCGTCTGACAAGTCAGATCCCTCTGGCAGTTCAATGCCATGCTCTTCTAGGTCATAACCATCTACGGTTCCCCAATACTCCATAACAACGAAGCGGTTGGATTCAGAGTTCTCGTGGATTCCGGCAATTCTTCTGCGCGTGGTCTCGTGATCCTCTTCTGTGTGGTTACCGTTACGGTGAATCTTCAGAAGGTACTTGACCATCTCCCCATCAAACTGGGGCAGGTCAGCTAGATCGCGCATCTGCTTTCGGGTAAGAACGTGACGGCGGAACAGACCATCACAGTCTTCCAGAGTTGTGCAGTAAGGGTCTGGGTAAAGATCAAATATCGATACCGACTCTACATCTGGAGCAGCAGTCTCTACCACGCTCAAGGCGTAGCCTTGCTGACCCGTCTCTGGATCGAGCATCTTGGAGTAAGACTGCTTCCTATCAATTCTTACAGTGCCTGACTTAACCGCACCGGAGCCAAAGATACACGCCTCAAGCATGCTCTCCTTCAGCTTCATTTCTGCGTTTGTCTCAATCAGTTGATCTTCGATATCAACCGTCATAGATTCGGCAGCCTGCTTGGCTATCTCCTTCTCAACCTCAAGAAACTCAGCCTCTAACTCCTGCATGCGGGCTGCTACCAAGTCCTGATTCATCATCGGGTCTTGTCCCGACGCCATCATGATCTGGTCCATAGCCATCTTTCGCATCTCCATCGCCTTGAGGGGATCGATTTGCGGGATTGGGGTTGGGCTTACGGAGAAGAATACATCGCCATGCTGGAACAATAGGTCGATAATTCTCGAATATGCCGCCATAACTTTGGTACGTGTTAAGCCGACAAACACTTTAGATCGTGATCCAGACGCTGCATTTAGACGTGCAAGCACTTCAGGCTCATAGATACCCTGATACTGACGAAGGTCTTTTAACCACTCGTTCTCAGTTTCTTTGCGGGCGTCTTTGTATTCTTGAAAAGTTCCGGCGAGACGAGACCCCAGACTCTGCATGCTCTGGGCTTGCGTACCGTCTGCTTCTTGCTCAACTACTTCTTCTTCTGCTTCATCAAATTCAGCATCATGCATAGATTAGTAACCCGTCACAGGATCAAGCGATTTAAATCGTTTTTGTATTGTCCGGTGCCGAGGTCTCGGCATAGAGGCAAGTCCATGCAAGGCAATGGCATAAGCCATCACCCTGTCATCATAACATCCATTTTGAGAATTGTAACTCCCTTTATCATCAATGATATAGGTTCGCAACTCATTTAATAGCTCGATGTCTGCAACGCCACTTTCACCCTGCCGCAAGAGGGCTGCGAGGTTATCTACAATCAGTGGCTTGGTTTTGCTGGTGGTCAAGAAACCGCCACGCTTGGTTAGTCGGTCGCCATACGCGCCATCAACAGAACTCTCTACGAACAGGTTCGAGTAGCCCAAATCCTGCATCTTTCTCAGGGTGCCCAGACCATGGTTGTTCCGCTCAACTACTACATACGCAGAGTTATAGCGCTTTCCAAGCATGGCTACGAGTGCCCCGTAGTCGAAGGGATCGATGTGTCCATGCCAGCACGCCACCTGATTGCCAAGAGAATCAAGGACTTGGGCGCAACTATAGTCGCCGTAGGCGAGACCCTCCGCAACATCCACGCCGATCACGTAAGCCTCTTCTCGAGCAGGCGGATACCACTCTTGATAGTTGCCGTGTTCGCGCTCAATCAGGTTGCCATCAATGATGTCCCCTTTGAAGTCTGCGGTGTAGCAGTTACTCTCGCATTGAGATATCGCGGTCTCTTCTACAAAACACCGACCGGAGGTCAAAAATGCTTCGAGCGGGGTGCTGGGATACTCCTGACGAAACAGGTCTGTACCGCCCAGTTCGTCTAGCTTTGCGCGTCTGAACGAAAGCTGGGCATCGTCCAATCCATACTTTTGCGCCAGCTCGTACTCTTCGGGGGTGGCAACGAAGTAAGGAGAAACCTTCTTTCTATACTCGGGCATCCAGTACCAAGGGATGAAGCAGGTGACCCATTCAGACTCGCCCCTCAAGGACTTCATAACCTGATCGTAGAACCAGCCACCGGCACCGTTAGCCGTGCTCTCTAGAATCACTTCGGTGTTCTTGCCCCCGACAGTCTGCAAGAGACCCGCGACTATGTCTGACCCTTGGGGGTAGAAGGCGACTTCTGATCCGTGGACGAATCGGTTGGTTTGCCCTCGTCCTGTCTGGGTGGAGCGTGCGGTTCCCACT